GGCTTCTTCGTCCCTGCCTTTGAGCGCATCTTTCTCCAAGCGCAGTGTCTCAGGGAACCAAGGGTTGTCCGACCAGTTAACCTTGATCTGGATGCAGTCATCAGGTGGCAGCAACACAAAGCGCTTATAAGTCTCGTCTGTCTCCAACTCAGGGTTGAAGCTGACCCATATCTCGCTGGCCTCTTTGCGGATGGTTGGTATCAGCACGTTCCACGATAGGCGGCTTACGGTCTGGGCTTCCTCTACCCAGCAAATATCCACGCCTTCAAAACTTTTTATGTTGCTGATGTTGTTCTTTAAACCAGCAAAGGCGAACTCAGTGCCGTTAGATCCTCTGATGTTTGCTTGGGTGATTTCGTAGAAACTGTGCAGGTTCAATGCCTCTATCTGATCGCACAGGAGCTTGTGTACGCTGTCTTTGATACTGGTCTGGTACTCACGCGCACACAGTATGCGGATTGGTGCCTTGGCCCCTTTGATCAGCAATGCTCGAGCAATGCCCCAAGACTTAGCACCACCTCGCCCACCGTAACAGACCTTGTACCGGCTGCGCTGGAAAAGGCTTTGCAGCTTTAGAGGGAACTCTGCTTTGACAATTGCTTGCTCAACTTTATTGTCTTGCATTGCTAACGCCTTTGCCAAAATTCCAAACTCTATTTTTTTTGCCTAACCAAGCAACTCTACAACCTTGTTGATGCCAATCATCTGTGTAAAGGTCATATACCTTGCCAATGCACAGGTGCATTTGAAACCTTCTAAGTTTAAGAGTCAGCAGCATTCGGCTTCACAAATGTGACCTGGATGCCCTGGAGCGCTTCACCGTCTTTGCCTGTGATCTCTTGCTTGACAGTCTCTGCCCATCGCAGCTGGGTCTTTGTCCACCAGATCAGTGCTGTGGTGTCGCCGCCTGTTGCCTTGTCGTACAGCGTTCTGGCAATGTGTCCATTGGCCTTTGCCTTGCCCAGGTCTAGCTCAATGCGGTAGTGCTTGCGAAGCGTCTTGTCGTCAATCCCAACCAGTATTGCTATCTGCTCATGGGGCAAGCCTAACCCGCTGGTGCTCTCGACCAAGCGTTGCATTTCAGGGGTTATTTCGTGCTCTACCATTTTATATAGGGGAAATCAGGTTGCATTGTCCGCATTTTAACCATAGGACAAGCCAAGCGGGTGATATCCCCGACTTCAGCCATCTGTTAAGACTACTGCACCCATAAGGTCAGGCTTACATTTCCAGAGCGCCCGTATCGTTGGGCTAATCGTCATATCACCGTTCTGCTCTGTTCCTGAGATACCGCCTGCAAGTTCTCGCGCTGGCTTGTAAGTAAGCGCATCACTTCTCTCGATAGCAACCGTAACATGGTTCATTGTTTCGCCATCAGCAATCGGTACTGGAACGCAAAAAAACCACTTTCTGCTGCGCTCTGATGCTGGCACATCAGTTCCCTTGTGGGGTAACGCATGAGAAAGTGGCCTCATGTAGTCTTGTGTGCCAGCACTTGACAAATAAATTGTAAATCAAATTTGGTTCGTTGTCATTTAATAAATGATTTCAGACTATTCTGGCCTGGTTGTCCGTTGCGCTCCAGAATGGTCAGACTTTTTTCTTCGCCGGGAAAAATAACAAAATTGCTGGTGCCTTTGCCAGTGCCTCGACTGCCTTGATCTAAATATTTTATGCCTGGGATTCCTGCTTGACGCAATGCTTTGCTTCCTTGCGCTGCAATATTTTCATAACCTTGCATGCCAGAGGCTCCGCCAGTTAACATTTCATAAGCTTGTGCTCCAGTAAATGTGTCTTTATTGACTTGCGGAATGCGCCCTAAATGCAATTGAAAAGCCTTATCCATGGCTGCTTGCACTTCCTTGCTTTGCTCACTCAACGGCTTGTCAAAATCCAGCATCTTGGCTATCTGCTTGTCTGGTAGGTCTACTTTGTAGAGGGAGCCGCCGGATGGCGTTACTTTTGAACCGCTTTCCAGCAGACTATTCATGCGGTTCAAAATGTCTGCGTAATTCCTTGCGCTGTTGCTGTTACCGCCCGACATATTTTTAAGTTGATTCGCATATTGGCTGATAACTTGTTGGTCCCCCATTTGTACGATTGCGTACATTTGTTTCTCGTCTGCGGTCTTGGGTACAAACTCAACGCCGTCAACCGTATATTTGGGACCAGTATTGCCGGGGCGATTAGCATGAACATTTCTGTATGAACTTGCAACGTCCGGTTGTTCCGCCAAATACAGCCCATGCCCGTAAGCCTGCGCTCCCTCGCCAGTCCCAATCTTGCTAGCGTCAAACTCGCCAAGTGGGTTTGTTGCTGTTGGTGGGAATCTGTGTGGGCTACCGTGGTAAACGTCTAGAGGAAGAATGCCACCAGTTCGCGTTAAATACTGCTCTGCCATGCGCCCTGCTGTCGGGCCTAGTGCCTTGGCACCAGCCGCTGCTGCTCTTGCTGCTGGCATTGGGTTTAGTGGTACAAATGATCCTGCTTGCCCAGCAACTTCACCAACCCTTGACGTTGGGGCCAGTGGCAGATTCTTCAGGAAATACTCCGAGCCGTAGGGCAATTGCTGCGCTGGCTCGTAATTGGTTTCGCCAAACATTTCCGTTGGCATTGGAGATCGGAAAATGTTGGCCAGATCCGTTGGGGTGCCAAGCATCCCTGCCAGGCGTCCACGCATTACATCTAGCGGCACATTGGCAGACCCCTCCCGGTCTTGAAACCTGCGCCTGGGCTTCATTTGCGGGAAAAAGCCTGTTGCTGCCCTGTCTGGCAAAAACGTGCTTAACGGATTGTCAGCCATGATTTTGCAACCATCAATCTGCTTTGTCTAATTGTGCCAACCAATATCCACAGTCTTGGATTGCTCCAATAACAGCGTTTAACTCAGATCGCAGTTCCTGTTCTTTTTTAACAAGTTCTGCGACCCGGCTGTTGATGGCGTCCTTAGTGATAACCATTACGCTGCAATTGCAACAGTGGAATACAACGGCAGATAACGGGTTCCATCTGGCGTGATGACTTTGATCACCTGAACAGGCCGAGCCGTTGAACCAGTAGTTGTGTCAGCCAGCAGCTTACCCGAACCCTTGGTTACGCCAGCCAGGTTAAACAACGTCCCGCTAGTGTCAAATGTTGCCTTGTCAGCACCGTAGGAACTCAAATAGAAAAACGATGTGTTGCCGCCAGTGACAGCGCCGCTAGGCATTCCAATCTCACACTCCATCGCAGCATAAGTGCCTTGTGTGCAAGCCGCAGACATAACAATCTCGCCAACCGTGCCTGATGCTAAGCCAGTGACGCGACCAGAAGCGCCAAACGCCAGGTAACCGTACAGAGCCGTTAGGTAGGCGCCAGCCACCACATTGACGTTTTCTACTGCCTTGATTGCAAAACCCACACCGCCAGCAGCAGAAAGCGTTTCAGTTGCAACAAAAGCAGAAGCGTCAACGCTGCCGGTATTTGCGCTGGTCGAAGTAATGCTTGCCGCGGGGCCAGTAGTGCTTGCGCCACTAACCGACAAAGATACAAATTCTGGATCGGCGTATGCGACACCAGTTGCGATTGAGTTTGCCATGATATTTCCTTAACAATTCCAGTTTTTGAGTGATGCCCTTGCCCGTTCTGCTGGGCCTTTGGCGTTTTTTACCACACCTTCCATCCGAGCGCAAAAACTGGCCTTGCGGCCTGCATCTGCTTTTGTCTTTGGATTTGGGGCTGGTGGCTTGAGATTTGAGTTGTTGGCAGAGTTGTACGCTGCGCGTCCTGCCGCAGTCATCCCAGCGCCCTTCTCAGTGGCGTTGTAGTGCTTGCCCTTGCCCGTGGTGGTGTGAGCGATCGGTGTGTCGTGCTTGCTCATTTTTTAGCAGTCTTTGCGCTGGCCTTGAAAGCCGCGGCAGTTGGTGCGCCCTTAGAGCCTGGCGTTCTCATGCGCTCCGGCGTCTTACCAGCGTCCTTTTGGCGCTCGATGCGCTCCTGTTTTGCATTGATATTTGCGTACAAACCGGGTTTAGTCGCCATTTTCATACTCCACAACAGCGCAGATATCTGCTTCTTGAATGATCTGGTAATCCTGGCCATTTTCCATCTGGGTCGGCCAGTTCAGGTAATCACCGTTGCCGTACTTAATGAAGTCACCCACTGCCACATCCGTTACCAATGGGCCAATTGCCACGATCGTGCCCTCGTTAAAAGGTTCTTTGTTGTCAATGTAAATCAAGTCGCTCAATAGACGAACTTGGGGCTTGACAACAACACGATCACGCAGGGGTTTGAACATTTTTACGCTCGTACTTTCGTTTGATTCTGGCCACAATTTGCGGGGTGCTTGTGTCAGTGCTAATGTCGTAAACGGTTTTCACAGGCACTTCTTCCACTTTTTTGCCTGTAATTGCAACGAATTGCCCACACCAATCATTGCTCTGCTTGTTTTGCGTCATTGGATACAAACGGCAGACCCCCATGATGTGGTGATCCTGAAACATCTTGCAAACACCGCAGTTCATTGGCTGCTTTTGCGCCCGTGGTCGTAGCAACTGCCACCTTTGGATTTGCCACTGTCAAAATTGCCTGAGTAACCCATTGGCGCTGGCGCTTTAGCCTTCATCATCGGTTGCATTGGTGCTTTTTCAGCTTTCTCAGCTTTTGGCATTTCCATCTTTTCCATTTTGCTGTCCATATTTACTCCAAAAAGCGCAGGCGATACAGAGTACTGTTAATGAGTTCTGCGATTTCATCAACAATGTTTTGCAATTCTGTGTCAGATGGCAATGATTGCCTGGCCTCTGTCACAAACGCCTGAATGCCCTGTAGATAGGCAACTGGATCGGTGGCGCTGTGGAATTCTTCAGGGTACTTTTTGATCTTCTCGTACTTGCCTTGGAAGTTTTCAGCAAACTTGTCAGTTAGATCTACGATCTGCGGGTAGTACTTGCCCAGCGCTTTGTGCTTGCTGTAGCTGTCAGTGCTAAGGTGCAATAGATGCGTCACCGTGCTGCTGTGGAACAGCTGGGCAATGAACTCTGCAATGTCGTCAATGTTCATACGTGTCCAAATAAGGGACTATTCTGGCGATTCGTCAATATAACACAATGCTTCCATTGTTTTCAAATGTGCTGCTTGCCACATTGCTTGGCGTTCTGCTTTGCTCATTGTGTGGCCTTGGTCTACTTTCCAATGACATTTTTGGCACAGAGCCGCCACTAAGTTGTCATCTGCCTTGATACCCCGTCCCTTGCCGCCGCCCCAGTTGCTGTGTGCTGCCTGCACCATCTCACCACTGCCGCAATGCTGGCAATCTAGCTGCGCCACCCGTTTCAGCAACGCTTTGTCGCGAACATAGCTGTGTTTAAGAAACATCAATGCCCTTCAGCGCTGACCAGGCCAACAAGAATTCGATGAACTCGCTGCTTTCCATTGTTGTGAATTTGTGGCTTTGCAAACCTAATTGAACGATTCTCTCGCCATCCAGACTCGGGCATACCTTTCCTATCTTGCGGTTTGTGTCGTGCGCCCACTGGTCAATCAGCAATCTTTTCCAATCGTCCGCTGTCCAAGTGCTGCCCACCGACGCCATTGCTTTGTTAATTTTGTCGATCAGACTATGAAACATCGCATTTTGTTCTGTACTTCGTTTGCTTTGCTTGATTTCAATCGTCATCCTGTGACCGGCCATCAACATCGCTTTCAATGTAGGCCAGATAACGTTCATCATTTCCTTATGTGCTTGCGCTGGTTCCCAGCAAGTGACTTTCATTCTTTTTCCTTTATCAGAATATCAACGCCAGCATCAATTGCATAGACCTTGCGGACATGGCATTCCACGATCTGACTGTCATCCACGCAAACAATGCCGTTCATCGCATCACAGACTGATTTCGCTACGTTGTCCCAGTCTGGCTTCTTGCAGGGCCACTCAGAGCCACCTAAACAGGCCTCAGTTCGTTTTTTAGGGTACGACTTAGGCACTGGTAGCCTGATGTAAATAAAAGCCTCTAGCGCCGTTTTAAGCGGTTCGCTGCTTCCCATCGCTTTGAGTGCGTAAAACCGTATTTGATCTTCGTAGCTGCTAGTCTTGGCATCGGTGTAAGTTGCGACAAAGTTTCCCCGTCTTGCAAACCGCGGTCGTCCTTTGCCGTGAGGTTGTCCAGGCACTGTAAACATGATTTGCATCATTTGATTGCCTTAATCCGTTCGAGAATCATTGATCGCAAACCCGGAAAATCCTGATCCAGTTCCGCAAACCTCTGCAACAGGTAGTCCCGTCTTCCGTCCTTCAGGGCTTGGTCCCCACCAGCTAACGCCCACTCTGCATACGACTGGATCAATGTCTCCAGTAAGTTCAAGTGCTGCGGTAATGTCGGATTCGGAGTGGTTGTGGCCATCACGGGTTTCGTCTAGCAGCTTGTGCGCGTCAAAGTAATTCACCATTGCCCCTTGTCGTACCAAGCGCCAACAGTTTTATCCGTTGATTTGTTTTTGTCTGCCAGATGCTGCTGGTAGGTTTTCGTGTTTCCGTATTTCGGCTGCTGCCACTGGTGATGCGAACACTTGGGCAATGATCCCTCTAAGCGCACTGACCAAAGATTGCGGCATCCGTCCACGCTGCAAAGCAAATCACTCTTGCCTTCAGGAATAATTTCTTTTTTGAAGTTAGTTAGCGACATGATATTTTCCCTCTACGATTTTTGCAAAATTGCTCGGCTTCAGAATCCACTCAAGATCAGCAGTGAACGATCGCCCGTCTTTGCTGTTCACCTTGCCGATCAGGAACTTTGATTTGTTGATGTGACCAAAGAAGTCATCAAACCATTCCAGAACTGCGCTTGCGCTGGTGGTCTTGTCCTTGCCAAGCTCTGCTGCCACCTCGCGCCAGCGTTGCCGTAAGTAACCTTGCCTAGCAGCGTTCCAGACTTCTACCCGGCGCAAGGTTGGTAGCTGCTGGTGGTACAGGTCAATGACTCCCTGATGATTGCAATCTGGCAACGCAGGGCCACCGGCAGGTGGACATATATCTGTATTCGTTGTTGATGTAGGTATAGGTGAAGGTGAAGGTGAAGGTGATGTGCTATCCCCCAAGGATGCTTGGAGCATAGTCGGAGCATCTTTTTTGTCGTATCTAGCAGCTGCACCAGCCAAACCACGCCTGCGGTTCACATCTTTGTTGTGGTTAGCCTTTGCCAACTCCTCATCAACTCGGTGGTGTGACCACTGCCCTGACTGCACTTGGAAGAATGCTTCAAGCATAGTCCGAGCATTGCTCCAAGCAGACGGAGACAGTCGGGTGATCTGCGCTAGAACGCCATCGTTGTCTGGTGGAGGCCCGTTTTTCCAATAGTCCATCAACAGCAACAGGTATGCACCGTGCTGTTCTGTGGTCAAACGGGAGGTTGCGCTCAGATAGTCCGCTACATAAAGCGGCATCCAAATATCGACTTTTGAACTCATGTTGACCTTACATCGTTGGTCGTCATCACTGTGAAAGAACATCGGCAGGAGGGTGATGAAACCCCTTTTCGTCCGCTAAGACTAGCCGTGCCCTAATTTTACCGTGCAAACCAGCCTGGTCGCAACACTTTCAACTGCCACAGCCTAGCACCTGGGATGGTCACCCACTGGCTAACGGCAGCATCACTAATGTCCAGCAATGCCGCCAGCTTGGCCTGGGAGCCAGCAAGAGCGATCGCCTGTTCTTTTGTCATGCCCGATTTTAAGCCACCTTTACAGAGTGAGAACGGACAATACCCCACTAAAGTTAAGGGACATTAACAAAGTGC